AAACGATTGTAAAATGAGTAAAGTAAACAATCAAAAGTTTATTCAAATACCATACCTTGAACTAATTAATACATTAACGTATAAAGCAAGGCTGAAAGGAATAAATGTCACTTTGACTGAAGAATCTTACACAAGTAAATGTTCATACTTCGATAATGAAGCCATGAAATATCACGAAAATTACCTTGGTAGAAGGGTGAAAAGAGGTTTATTTAAAACAAAAGATGGATTCAAAATTAATGCAGATATCAATGGATCATTAAACATCTTTAAAAAAGTAGTTCCTGAATTTAATGAAGGGAATAGAGGGTTTGCAGTTAACCCAAGGAAAGTCACTCTGTTGGCTTCCTAAAATTTTTTATAGAAACTTTCCATAGTTTTCTATACAAAAATGAGCTGTAATAACAGTAGAAGATTATGAAGTTGACGCAAATAAATATAATTTATGATAAAGATATTTGAAGAATATAATAATAAGCCAGAAGTTGGTGATTATGTACTAATTAACTATAAAATTAAATATGATAAAGACTTTGAATCATTTATAAATAATAATATAGGTAAATTATTTGAGGTTGATTTTAAGTTCAATGAAATTGAAGTTGAATATGAAAATGTTCCAGAAAATATAAAGAAAATATGGTTTTATAATAATACTGTAGTTTTTAATATTTCTGATATAGTAGAATATGGTAAAACCATTGAAGAGTTAGAATTAAAATTAGCATCAAAAAAATATAATTTATGAAATATATTAAACAATTTGAAGAAAAAACTAAATTGAAGATAGGAGATTATGTGCTTTGTCATACAAATTATCAATATGTATACGATAGTGACAAAATTATAGATTTTTTAAATAGCAATGTTGGTAGATATGTTAAATATGCCAAAGATTATGATTTAAAATATGGTGTAAAATATGAAAATATACCATTTTTTTTAGATAAAAATCTAGTTAATAGTTTATTGTGGTTTGATAGATATGATATTATTGATTACTCTGATAATAAAGAAGAATTAGAATTAAAATTAGCAATAAATAAATATAATTTATGAAATATATTAAACAATTTGAAGAAAAAACTAAATTGAAGATAGGAGATTATGTGCTTTGTCATACAAATGATAAATATGTATACGATAGTGACGAAACTATAGATTTTTTAAATAGCAATGTTGGTAGATATGTTAAATATGCCAGAGATTATGATTTAAAATATGGTGTAAAATATGAAAATATACCATTTTCTTTAGATAAAAATCTAGATAATAGTTTATTGTGGTTTGATAGATATGATATTATTGATTACTCTGATAATAAAGAAGAATTAGAATTAAAATTAGCATCAAAAAAATATAATTTATGAAGAATATTAAGACTTTTGAAACATATTTTGTGAATGATGTACAACCAGGTGATTATATTATACTATATATTGATAGTTTTGCTTATGCTAAAATTAGCGGTATTAATGATATAAATTTTGTAAATAGTCATGTTGGTAAAGTAAAATTAAAAAATACTTCTGGTGAATATATTGCTGTTGAATATGATGACTCAACGTCAGATACTTTTGAAGAAGATAATCACACAATATATGTTAATCCAAGATATATAAAACATATAAGTAAAAATAAAGAAGAATTAGAATTAATAATAACAATAAATAAATATAATTTATGAACAAACTACACAAAGACATACCAAGAATGATTAGAAGTTTAAATATTATAGAACAATATAATAATTTTAGACAATTAGGCGCAAAAGAAGATATTGAATATCTTAAAAAAAGAGTAAATGAGCTTTATGATATTAAAGACGCTTCGGCGTTGGTAGAAAGCTTCATATGGTGCGCAAAAATGATAAATGTGTATTTAGATGAAATTGAGCCAGAATTCAAAGCTTTCTATTTGAAAGAAGAGAGAGAACTGGAAGCTAATGTGATTTAGTTAGGATTTGTTCATATGTGAACATATTTCATCAAATATTTTAACTCTATGTGCATAATTATAAGCAGATTTTTCATTTTTTATAAAATCTTTTTTATTATTATATTTTAATGAAACTTCTACATGTGAGTTTTTATAAAAATCTTGTTTAAATGTATATTTTAACGCAGTTTTTTTGCAAGTTTCTTTTGTCCATTTCATAATTATAATTTTATTTTTGACACATCTTCTTCCATACAATTAAAGTGCTCTTTTAATATATTATTTATCAGATAAGATATATTAGTTGTTTTTATCATCTATCATATCAACAATTTTCGGATTAATAGTAATTGATAATTTGTTTCTTTTATTTTTGTCATAAATGTTTTTCATATTGCTTCTTTTTATTGTATATAAAAATAATTTAAAGTTATAAATAGTAATTTTTACCATATTTTAATAAAAACTTTACATTTTTTTAATAATATAAAAAATAAAAATATCTTATGACTAAAGAATATAAAGATAAGAAAATTAACATAAGTATATCAGTTTATGATGATATTTTAAAACTAATTGAAAAATTTTGTATAAATAATAAAATTAAAAAATCAAAATTTATAGAAGATGTTGTAAAAGAATACTTTAAAAATGTATAAAATATTTTGATATTATAAATATTTATACTATCTTTACGGATTATTTAAAAATAAAGAAAATAAACTATGATTGTAGCGCACTTAGGTGATACCCATATTTTCAACGAGAGTGATAGACATGATGAATATCGTGATATTTTCGGTAAAATATACAAAGAATTAAAAAAAATAAAACCAGATAGAATTGTTCTATGTGGCGATCTCTTTGAAAGTAAGTTAACTCTTACGAATGAAGCGAAAGTGTTGGCTGGTGAATTTCTAAACAATTTAGCAAATATTTCTAAGGTTAAGATTATCATCGGAAATCACGATTTAAACATTAAAAACCTATCAAGAGTTGATAGTATTGATATGATTGTTAAACTTATCAACAATCCAAATATTGAATATTATAATAAAAGTGGAATTTATGAAGATGATGAAATAGCTTGGGTTGTTTATAATCATCCAGAAAAAAATGTCGATCCTTGGTTGAATCAAGTTAAAGATGATGATAAAATTTATATTGGATTGTTTCACGATCCTATTCAAAATTGTACAACAGATGTTGGAAAAGTATTTAATGATAAAAAATTAAAGGATATAAATTATTTTAAGAATAATGATTATCTGATGCTTGCTGATATACACAAACGTCAATACTTCAGAAAAAATAAATCTGCGGCATACTGCGGCTCAACAATTCAGAAAGATTTTGGTGAGAATATCGCTGGTCACGGATTCCTTGTCTGGAATATAGAATCACCTACAGAATTTACAGTAGATGAGTATGACATTTTTAACGATCACGCCTTTGTAAATTTGACAATTAATGAAGGTGTTGATTATGATAATCTTAGTTTGAATTCTCCAATTTTCAAGGAAATGGAAGTTAAAGTTCATTGGACTGATTATAGTTCAAACATAAATATCATCAACGAAAAGAAAATTAGGGATTATATTAAAACAAATTTTAATACGACTAAGGTTAAGTTTGAAAAAGTATATCTATATAATGATATTATCTCATCTAAGATGCTTACTGAATCATTAGATTTAAGTGATTTACAAGTTCAAACAAAAATTTTTAAAGAATATTTAGAAGAACAGAAATATAAACAAGAAGATATTAAAGAGATTTTAAAGATTGATGAAATTATCAATAGTCGTTTACACTTAGCTGATACAATTAAAAATATTGAATGGAGTGTAGATAAGTTTTGGTTTAGTAATTTTAAATCATATGGTGATGATAATGAAGTTGATTGGAAAGATGTTGATGGAATTTATCAAATTTTTGGAGTTAATAAAATGGGTAAGACAACAATTATTGATGCCTTAACTTACATTTTATATGGTAAAACTACAACTACTTTAAATCAAGCAAAATTTGGTGACAATCGTTATATAAACAATAAAAGGTTTTTAGATTATTGTTTAGGTGGTGCTGTTATTGATGTTAATGGTGAGAAGTTTATAATTCAACGTAAAACTGAAAGAGTTTGGAACAAAAATAAGACTGCTTTAACATCTTGTCCAACAACATTAGATTTTTATTCATCGGAAACTATTTCTGAAGAAAATAAATTGACTGGTGAAGTTAAAAACAAGACTCAGAAAAAGTTAGATTCTATATTATCTGAATTTTTGGACTTCATAAGACTATCTTACACAAACGCTGATAATTTAAATAATATTTTATCTGAAACAAGAGCGGTATTTATTGATAATGTTATTAGAGATGCTGGTATGGATATTTTTGAAACTAAAGTAGAAGAGTTTAAAGAATATAAGAAAGAGTTGAGTGAAGAAAAATTGGTAGTTAATATTCAAGAATCTGAATCAGAAGTTGAAAAATTAAAAGACGATATAATTGTATTGAATTCAACTATACAATCAAATTTAGAAGAAATTGAAAATTTTGAAAAATCTTTAAAAAATAATAATGATGAAAGAGATAATTTAAATAAAAAATTAAATAATATTGATTCTTCTATGATTAATTTTGATGAAGATATTAATTTAGAGTCAATAGAAAATTACAAATTAAAGATAGAAGAGTGTAAAATTCAAAAGGCGATTTTAGATAGAGATATTGAAAAATTACCATCATCTTTCGATGCTACGAAACTTAACAATCTAAAAATAAGTTTGAAAAAAACAACTGATAAAATTTCGGCAAGAAAGGAAGAGATATCAGCATTTAGAAATACTTTGACAGAATCAGATAATAAGATTGATAAAATTAATGTTAAAATTAATGAGTTAAAGTCTAATGAAATTAAAAGAATTACTGCTAAAATTAGTGATAATGATTTGAAAATTCAAGTTATACAGAGTGAAAAAGAAAAAGTCGTAAATGATGAAATTAAAAACATCACATCTGAAATCCAGAAAGTTGAATTGAAAAAAGGAGAAAAAACATCCGAGATTAAACTTTTACAAAAAGATGGAGCATTCTATAAAAAAAATAATGAAGATATTGATGTTGAGATAAAGGAGTTAAAAGAATCAACTTCTTGTCCTAGTTGTGGTAGAGCTTTTGATAAAAATGATCCAAAGTATTCTGAACATATTGAACATATACAAGAAAAAATAAAAAGTCTTGAATTAAAAAAATCGGAAAATGACGATAAAATTAAAAGTTTAATGTCAGAATATGTGAAGATGAAATCTACTCTAAACGAATTTGAGACATCGGAGTTAACATTAAAACAAAGTAAAGATGATTTAAAAAATGGCATTTTTACAGAAATCATATCTCAAAAATTAAAAGAAATTGGTAGCAATAAAGTTTTAAAAGAAGAAAATAAAAATCTAAAAGATTTAATTGAAGAGATTGAAAATGATAATTATGATAATTCTATCACACTAAAAGAAAATATCTCAAAAGGGTTGGTTTTAATTGAAAACATTGAAAAATCAAAAATAGAAACATTACAAGTTATAAAGAATATTGTATCAGAATTAAAAAATTATAATATAGAAAATATTGAAAATGATATTGAAATTGAAGAACGCAAGAAAGATAATTTTGAGTTGAGAAAACAAAAAATATCAAATAAAGACAACATTGATTTGACTGTTGAAAATTATAACTTTAAAATAAAAGAATTAAAATTAGAGATAGATAAATATCAAGAGTATAAAGTTAAAATAGAAGAAAATAAAACTTTACAATTATCTATTGATGAATTAGATAAAAATATTTTAGATATTAAAGATGATATAAAAAAAATGACTGATTCTAATAATGATTTAGAAAAAGATATTTTATTGATTGAAAAAAATATTGAAGATATAAATTCTAAAATAAAAAGATTTTTAAAGCAAAAGAAAAAAGATGAATTGCTGAAGGAATATTCAAAATGTATTGGTCGTGATGGTATACCTAGTTATCTTTTAAAGAAATCTATACATTTAATAAATCATGAGTTAACAGAACTACTATCAAATGTTGATTTTACTTTATATTTTGATGAAGAATTGGAGCTAAAAATGAGTATGGATGATAGAATGGATGTTAGTCAGCCTGCCATAACAAGCTCTGGTATGGAAAGAACTTTCTGTGCGTTGGCGTTAAAGATTGCTTTAAGACAAATAAATGTTAAATCTAAATCTAATGTTATATTTTTAGATGAATGTACAGGAAAACTAATTGGAGAATCTGTTCAACAATTTATGGATTTCCTTGAAATTTTAAAAACAAAAGTTAAAAAAGTTGTTATTATAGAACATAATCATAGTATAAATTATGATTCAATTATAAATGTTAAAAAAGACGCTAATTTAGTTTCTAGTTTAGAATTAAGATAATAATTTTTATAAATATATAGATGAAAAAGATAGACATTATAAATGGGTGTAGTACGAACAATAAGAGGAGAAGATGGAAGACCTTACATTTCTTTAGAAGATTTAATCAGAGAAGTGGAAAATGCCAAAAAGTATAGTATAGATAATCAAAAAACTATATCTAATGATGATAATTTTGTGGATGTTATTTTGAAAACGTTGCATGGTATGGAAGAAGAATACTACGAACGTTTTCTATTCAAAAAAAAGTAAAAGAATATGAGTAATTCAAATAATATGTTTAATATAGCAAACAGTGGCGTAACATGTACTGCATCATATACTCAGCCTAACATTATAACATTTTTTAATACTAATAGAGATGAGTTATTAAGAATAGAACCAGATGGTAAAATTTATTATAGAGTTGAAGGAGAAATGGTTAGAATTAACTGTGCTGATGATATTGGTGATGCTTTTTCAGAAGTTGTTCTAAAGTTAACAGGACTTAAACCAGAAGATTATGTTATTGAGCGGTATATTGAAAAAATATCAAATCATGAAAAATCAAATGAATATATGTCAAAATTGGAATGCGCTTTCAGAAAAATGAAATTGAAGAAGATAGATAAGATTTGAAAAATATTAGAAACAGTTTAAATAATATTAGGTAATATAAGATATTTTTTATATCTTTGTTATCTAATATTTTTTTATAAATATATACTAAAAATTAAATTATGATTATAAACGTAAAGAGTGAAACTGGCTTATCTGGTTTTTATATTATTTTTGAAGGTTCAACAATGAATGAAAAACCAGGTTGGTATGGGTTATCACATTTAATGGAGCATTTAGTATGCAAGTCATTTGAACATATGCAGGATATATATCAGCAAAAAAACATAAAATGGAACGCATACACATCAACAGATTCTATCGTTTTTTATATGAAAGGACTTGATAGACATATAAACGAGCATAAACAAGAATTTTTAGATTTCATTTTAAATTATGAACCAACTCAAGAACACTTGGATAATGAAAAGAAAATTGTCTTGGATGAGTATAAGATGAGTTTTAATTCGCAAGGAGATTCGCACTATTTAAATTTACAACGAAAACTTTTTGGACATTATAACCCAATAGGTTTACGTTCTGATATTGAAAAATTCACATTAGAAAATTGTAAAGAGTATTTAAACTTATATTTTAAAAAGCCATCTAAGATAATTAACATTTCTAAATTTAATGATTTTGAATCTGATATAGAGTTTTTAGAAAAGGTAATAATTAAACCATTTGAGTTTAATATAAATAAGAATTTACATATTATTAAATCTGATGACGATACTATTGTACCAGAAGGATTTATACCATTGGAAATATTAACAGACTTTCAGAATAGGGTTAGTATTATAAATGTATCACCTATAATAACAGAAAAATTTTCACATGTATCATTTTTATGTGAAATGTTAGGTTCTGGCTTAAATTCACCACTTTATAAAGAGGTTCGTGAAAAAAACGGATTGGCGTATGGTATAAGTTGTTTTGTTGATAGATTGAATAGCACATCCTGTACTATATGTATTATGACTGATACATCAAAAAAGAATATTGAAAGTGTGCAAAACGAAATTAAACAAATTTTAGAAAATAAAGAATTGTATTTAAATCAAGAAAGATTTGATATCATAAAAGATGGTTATTTAACAAAATTAGAAGAATCACAAATACTAAATTATTCAAATATTTATAAATATATGAATGAACCAGAATGGCTAATGGAAAATATTATAAATGATATCACATTAAAAGATGTTCACGATATAGTTGATAAATATCTCAATTGGAATAATATTTATAAATCTATAGATATAACTGAATTTATATAATATTTTCAATTAATATATAGTAATTAAAAAAATGATTATTCGCAGCAATATTATAGAGAGTTTAATACCTAAGTCGTTTATTAGATTATATCGTAGAGTTTTGGGTACATATGAAGCACCAATATGGTTTCATATAAAAATATTTATAGATAACAATAATAGTGTATATAGTTGCTTTATAGATAATGATATGATATATTCATCAAATGTTAATGTAAATCTAATGAAGAAAATAAGTAGAAAATTAAAATTACACTTAGAAAAAAAGTCTGTAAACTGGATATGTCCATGTAAAATTGAACCAATTTGCGATTATTTAAGAGATTTAAATTTAAATGTTAGTAAAACTGAAGCTAATAAAAATCTGATAATAATTACAGTTAATGGTAAATTGTCAGAAAAAGATATAAAACTAAAATCAAAAACTAAGAAATAGTGTTATTTTTTGTTTTTATAAATAAAATATAAATAATTTTCAAATAATATTTTGTTGTCTCAAAAATTGTCCGTATATTTGCAACATAAATTGAAATTATAAACATTAACTACAGATTAATAAACTTTACAAACTTTTCACAATATAATTAATATGAGCATAAAAGAAGGTATCAAAACATTAGATGAAATTCTATCAGAATGTGGTATTTCTACAAATGAAGATAAAGAATTTCGCTTAATTTTATGGAATGATGATTTCAATTCATTTGAATGGGTAATAACTTGTCTTATGGGGTTTATGAGATTCACATATGAAGATGCTGAAAAATCAGCATGGACTGTTCATTTACAAGGTAAAGATGTTTTAAAAACAGGTTCTAAAGATACATTAGAACCATACAAAAAATTATTAGAAGAAAGAGGATTAACAGTCTCAATAGAGGAATAAATTATGAAGAACTTTGCTATAAATTATATATTGTATATATGTCACTCAGTTTTAGAAGAAGATGAAACTAAATATGTTAAGGAATGGGCTGTAAAATTTATAAACATTATATCGTTTATAAATAAAATATATATGTGTATATTTTCGCTTATATTTTTTCCTTTATTTTTTCTTGAAATAAAAGCTATAGATTTAATAAATAAAAACTAAATATTTAAATTAAAAAAAATGAATTATTCAACAGAAGTACAACAAGCGATTAAAGATAGTAAGGCTATTGCAATTGGTATAAAATCAAGATCAATTAGACCTGAGCATCTATTTTTAGCATTAATTAATGATGAAGGTTGTGAGGCATATCAAATATTACGTGATATGAATCTTAATATTGTCGCCATCAAACAAACATTGAAGGATTTTTCCATTTCGCTTCAATTACAAATTGGTGAAGTAGAATCTAGAAAAAATGCTGTTATTCCACTTGATTTAGAAACAGAAAAAATATTGAAAAATTCAGAGGAATTTTCAAAATTGATGAATTCTAATGAAGTTGAATCTGAACATGTATTTTATTCTATTTTGGATAATAACCAAAATTTAGTAACGGAGTTATTTAAAAAATCGCCACAAACATTTAAAGTTTTAATGAATAGATTAAAACATGAAGATGAATCTATGGAATATGAAAATGATGATATGAATGGTGAATATGATGATATGAATGAACATGAGGTATCAAAAGAAAAGGTGGATAAAAATTCTAAAACTAAATTGATTGATCAATTTGGTACAGATATGACAAAACTTGCAAAAGAAGGTAAGTTGGAACCAGTAGTTGGTCGTAAAGATGAAATTAAAAGGATTTCACAAATTTTATCAAGACGTAAGAAAAATAATCCAGTGTTAGTTGGTGAACCAGGTGTTGGTAAATCCGCAATCGTTGAAGGTATTGCTCAACTTATAGTTGATGGTAATGTTCCTGAAAGTCTTTTGGATAAAAAAGTTATAACTCTTGATATGGCATCATTGGTATCAGGAACTAAGTATCGTGGTGAATTTGAACAACGTTTGAGAAGCATTATAAAAGAAATGGATGAAAATAGAAACATAATTTTATTCATTGATGAAATTCACACAATGATTGGTGCTGGTTCGGCATCTGGATCATTGGATGCAGCAAATATGCTGAAACCAGCTTTAGCGAGAGGCGCATTTCAATGTATTGGCGCAACAACTCTTGATGAGTATCGTAAATATATTGAGAAAGATGGTGCATTAGAACGTAGATTTCAAAAAATTGTTGTTGAACCAACATCAAAATCAGAAACATTGGAGATATTGAAAAATATCAAAGATAAATATGAAGAACATCATCATGTCACATATACTGAAGAAGCTTTAATTGCGTGTGTTGATTTAACTGATAAATATATGTCAGAAAAATTCCTACCAGATAAAGCCATTGATGCTCTTGATGAAGCAGGTGCAAAAGTTCACGTAAACAAAACGACAACTTTACCTAAGAAAATTCAAGACTTAGATAAAAAAGTCAAAAAAATCGCAGCAGAAAAAGAAAAATTGGTTAATGACCAAAAATTTGAACTTGCAGCTGAAAAACGTGACTCTGAAAGAATTCTACTTAAAGAGTTTGAAAAAGAAAAAGAAAACTGGAAAGCATTGCAAAATAAAAATCGTGATACTGTATCAAAGGATGATGTTGCTGAAGTGATAGCACTTATGACTAAAATTCCAGTAGATAGTATATCTAGTGATGAAAACATCAAACTTAAAATGATGTCTGAAAAGGTAAAAGGTATTGTTATTGGACAAGATGATGCTATTGATAAATTAGTTAGAGCTGTTAAGAGAGCAAGGATTGGTATAAAAGATCATAAAAAACCAATAGGTTCATTTATATTTTTAGGTCCTACAGGTGTTGGTAAAACATATATGGCTAAAATTCTTGCTAAAGAATTGTTCGGCTCAGAAGAATCTATGATTAGAATTGATATGAGTGAATATGGTGAAAAACATAACGTATCAAGGTTAATTGGATCGCCTCCAGGATATGTAGGATATGAAGATGGTGGTGAACTTACAGAAGCAGTGAGACGTAAGCCATATTCAATTATTCTTCTTGATGAAATTGAAAAAGCTCATCCTGATGTTTATAATATTCTTTTGCAATTATTGGATGATGGTGTATTAACTGATAGTTATGGTCGTAGAGTTGACTTTAAAAACACAATTATAATTATGACATCAAATGCAGGTTCAAGAAAACTTAAAGAATTCGGAACAGGTATTGGTTTTAATAATGGAAATGATGTTCAAAAAGATCAAAATAAAATTATTGAAAAAGAGTTGAAAAAAACTTTTGCTCCAGAATTTTTAAATCGTATTGATGAAGTGATTATGTTTAATTCTTTATCAAAAGAAAATATCGGTTCAATTGTAGAAGTTGAGGTTAAACAGTTAATAAGTCGTTTGAAAGAACTTGGTTATGATGTTAATATCGGTCAAAGTTTAAAAGATTTTCTTTATGAAAATGGATACGACCAAGATTATGGTGCAAGACCTCTTAAAAGAGCAATACAAAAATATATAGAAGATCGCATTACAGATGCTATTCTAAATGAAGAAATTGAACTTGGTGATAAAATATCTTTGGAATATGATGTTTTGAAATCTGAAGTAACTTTGATTAAACAAAAAGAAACAGATATTGTAAATTTAATAATTGAAGAACCTACATCAGTAGAATAACAAATAAAAAAAACTCTGAATTTATTCAGAGTTTTTTTTTGCTATTTATCAAAAAAATAGGTTTTTAAAAAATATTTGTTTTATATAGTGTAAAAAATATAAACATTTATATGTTAACTTAATAATAAATATTATTCTATTATGTCACTGTATTTCAGATTTTGTATTGCAAAAAATAAGAAAAAAAAACAAGAGTAAAGATAAAAAATAAAAATGCGAAACACATTGTACCTCACACTTTATTATATATTTCAATAATGACTTGTTTTAATTATTATATCTCAATTTTTAAATATTATATTCTGAACCTTGTACTTTTCGTATATCTTTTAAAAATTCAATAGCTTTTTTTTCTAATAGTGCAACATCACCATTATTCTCAATATAATAATCATAGTTATAATTAGCTACGTTCATATCAGAATCATTGTTTGGTACTTCTCTATCGTCTCTATTCAATAAAACTGTAATACAATCTTCTTTATAGTGATCAACAAATTTTTGAATTTCGTGTGGTTCTCTGCAATGTATAAAATAAATAAAATCTATTTTATCAATTGGTGTTAATTTTTTGTAATGCTTTGATATTTTATTTACCATAGAGTTAAATGGTCCATTATTATATTCTGTCCACACTCTTTTAATTTCGGATAAAAATTTTCTTGCCTCATCTGTTTTTTTACCATTCCAACCAAATTTTTCTTTTGCTATCTTTTTTACTGTGTCAATTGTTGACCAGTTTATGGCATTTTGATAATGATGTGTTATACAAAAATTTACAAACTTATCTTTCCCATTTTTCGCTGCACCATTTATTATAATTATTTTCATTTCATTTTAATTTATTTTTTGATATCTCCAAATATAGCCACCAGATTTTTTGTATTTACCCTTAGCGCACATGCATATTGCTGCTTTATTTATGTTTAATGTTTTTGAAGCCTCAGCTAATGATTTCCATTTTTTTATAAAATTCATATTCAAATCATATTGATATACTTCAACTTCTTTGTATGATGTTTTATTTGCTGTCAATATTGTTGGCTTTGATAATTCAATATGTTTAATTATATCATCATCTGTCATCTTTTTATAATCATTTTCATATAGAAATGTAAAACCTTTACTAGTTTTTTGATTTTTTGTTAAAATTGCACTAACACTTGATGTTGTTCCCAATTCATCTTCAGCATCTTTTATCATATTAAAAGTTTTAATATAATTACCATCTTTATCTAGCATCACAACTTTTTTACCACCTTCTCCTTTTTTAAAAGAACCACTATTCGCAAATGTTGCACCATCACCACCATCAGTATAATTTAAAAGTTTACAACCAGCTTCTAAATATTTTTTTATATATGATTTTTCAAATTCTACCCAATTATCAATTGAAACTTCTTCTAATATTTCAAGTATTGGTTTCAATTTTTCTTCTCTTAATTTATTAAGCCAATTTCTTTTGTGAGTATTCTTATCTCTACATTTGTTGATGTGATTTTTATATCTTTCATGTGGTTCATTTGCTTTTCCAATATATCTTATTTCATTTGTTGTAGGATCTTTTAATGCGTAAATAAAAGTAGTTTTTCTCATATATATCTTTTTTATTGTATATATAAAAATACATTCGCCCTATTTTAGCTAATCCATTTATAGTTCTGAATTATTTATTATTTTTTTTAATTTATCTGTTCTTATTTCTTTTTCAGATAATTTATGATTTTCATATGATACACTATCATATTTAATTTTTACTTTAAGTTCACTGAAATTACAATCACCAGAAAAAGATAAGTTATTTTGAATTTTAGTGAATTGTACGCCAGTGTAACAAATTGTTAAAATGTTAGACACTTTAACTTTAACTGAAAATTTTGTTTTGTTCTCAATTAAGTTCATAATATATTCATATGGTTGAATTCTATTTCCAACATAATTACAATTAAATGTGAATTTTTTATTTTTTATTGATTTTAAATTATTTTTCAATAATTGTTTATCGTCAAATTCGAAATCAACATTGTAGTCTAAAACACTAAGAGCGTTGTAGATTATTTGTTTAGCTGATGAATAATTATCATATGCGGATGTACCATTATATATTTTACCAGCGTATATGTTACCTGTATATGCATTTGAACTTAATGTATTAATATCTGATGATGTTGTTGTGTATGATAGATTTCCTAAACTGTTTAATAAGCTGTTGCCTGGATCTATATTTGAATAAATTGAATTTATATCTGACATAATAAAACTTTTTTATTATTAATAGTATTTTTAGAATACAAAGTTTAATTTTTTATATATAGAAAAAAAGATATTTAATATAATGGCAAAGGTGTCAAAATTTATGAAGATAAATCCGAATGTTCTAATGGAATGGACATTTGATAGTGAAAATTATATCGGTGAAAATTATAAAGTTATAACCAATCTTAATGAAAACAAAAAAAGAAGTTTTCTTTCAACTTCAAACATTAATAATATTAACAATAATTTATTCCAAATAGACTCTGTTTTAAGAAAGTATACAATTGTCAATTCAGCGAAGTATAATTTCTTACAAGAGCAAGACTATAGTTCTGCGCCAGTACCTTATGATATAGTAAGATTATATTTACCAACAACATACAATTTCACTTTTAATAATTATGTTGGGTTATATATAAAAATATATGGGTATGGATATTATAATAATAATGTTTATGAGTTATCTAATATCTTTTTTGATGCAACGAATACTTATAATTCTGGTTTAACTAATTTAGTTGTGCCATTTATATATGATGAGCAAGAATGGGGTAAATATTATGAATTTCAAGTACCTTCAGTTGATTATGTTTCTAATCAAAGATTAACATCAGCAACAGGAAACACAGTTTTGGATAATAGTATTAATGATAATTTAACATTATCAGAGGGATTAAGTCAAACTGCTCCAATATTTATAGATTTTCAATATTTAATAGCAAAGGAATTAGTTTTAGGTACAACCTATTATTATACAAGTGAATCATTTAAATCTTCATTTCCAAAAGCACCAGAATATAACACTTTAGCTGTAACTATTCAAGAATCAAATGATGGTGATTTTTTTGAAATATTTGGAACTTATGGTACATCCAATGAGAACTTAGATAATTTTGTTAGAGAAGCTGAAAATAAAGGTCGTAAAATTAGAATTGAATATGATATTTATTTATATGAAGAAAATATTCAAACTAATATGCAAACTATTGCTGTTACTGGTGGTATTAATGATGACTTTACTAAAAAAATATTATATAGACCAATTTTAACTTTTTCTAATACGACAGCGGCTATTAAAGTTACAATGAGAGTTATTGATTTGACAGATATGAGTACAATTGAAAGATATTCATCATTAGGTTTGAGCGGAAATATACAAAAGTATGGTAAAAAACTAATAAGTTTAAATGTACAAAATCTTAATAAACTTAAGATTTATAATGCTAAACCAGATGAAATAATTCTAGGTAAAGATTATTTTTCTGGAAATTTAACAACAGAAATAATAAAAGTGAATTCTCCACAATTAATACAAGTTGGTAAAATTATAGTTAATAGTCCATCATCAAGTAATGATTACAAGGGTATGGGATTACTTAACATAATTATTACACCTTTTGATAATGTTATACAATTTAGACTTGCAAAAATACCAGACACAAACACTGGTTCAGCTAATCAATTTGAGGTTTATGATATGTCATCAATATTAAATAATTCAGAATTGTTGTTAACATTTAAATCTGATACAGAGTCAATAGATAAATCTATTTACAACGAAGCGGATAGTGATTTTAAAAATGGTGTTGTTAACTTTAAAATCGTTGAAAACGATTTGACTGTATTAAAAAAGATATACAGCAAGGGATATACTAATTTTTATTTAACATTATTATCAAATAAAGATCAATCTACATCAGATACGACATCACAAGTGATGGGTAAAAATAGAGTTAAAACTTTATTGTATTCTGGAACATATTCATTCTTTGAAGATATTAAATTTTTAGAAAGTACGAGTATAAATACTAGCACTGTTACTAGTAATGATATTGTTACACCAATATCTACAACAACCGCAGCAAGTACAACAAACACTACTGCGGCTCCTGAATGGCCGAAAGCTGGTAGAACAGTTATAATATATACAAAATATAAAAATACAATAAACTAATATTTTAAATAAATGGCAGATTTAACTAATATAAATAATATAACAACTAATATAGATCAATTGTTATCTACACTAAATGATACAGATAACATATTAATAAATAATTCATTGGTTGAAAGTGATATAAGAAGTCAAGGTGGAACTATATTATATTCATATAATAATATAATTATAGCATCTGAAATAAGTGATACATATTGGATAGAGTTACAAAAAAACCCAAATATTGATTATATACAAGATTTGCCACTAAAGCAATATGGTGAAATTGATTATAGTATAATTAATCAAATGAGTAGTTCTGCACTATTTAATAGAATTGAAAATAGTGGTAATACATCTGGTTCCACAATAAATACAAAAACTGGTATATATCCAATAATAACTAATACGATTTCAGGAATAACAGTAGCTACTAATGATTCATTTAGTTACGCTATTACTGCAACAGGTTCAGAATCTATAATATATCAAGTTATAAAACCAGATAACTATTCTGGTACATTAGAAATAAAAGATATAAACATTTTAACTGGAACAGTAACTAAACCAGGAATTTACAATGTTACAATTAAGGCTATAAATGGATTTGGTTCATACACTAAAGATTTAGTTATATCAACTGATCAAACAGTTTCAATTACTAATACCAATCTTAATATTTATAATATTTTAGGCTCAAAATTGTCATACTCAATAGAAACTGATGGTGGTTTACCTAAAACATATGATATAACTGGTGCGCCTTTAGGTTTATCATTATCTGGTAATATTATTAGTGGTATTATATCAAAAAGTGGAGAATATGATATGAAAATTATAGTTTCTGGTGCAACTAATTCTGATTCTAAAGATTTAAAAATAAATGTTGGTTCAATTCCAATTATAACAAGTCCAACAATAATATCATCCGAGGTAAATTCTGCAGTTATATATACTATAACATCAAGTGACGGAACAGGAACAACATATAGTATAAGTGGAACATTAAATAAGGGATTAACTTTTAAAAATGATATGATAATAGGCACACCAACAATTGTTGGATCTAATACAGTTACAATAAAAGCTAAAAATGCTTTTGGTAGTAGTACACAAAGTTTAACTATTACAATTATTGAAATGAATAGTATTTAATAATTTCAATCATTTTAATATAAAATAGTAAATTTTGGATAAATGATATTAAAATATTTATATATACTATAGTAATAAAAATCAATTAATTATATGCTAAAAGCAATAAAAGTTAGATTATATCCATCGGTTGATCAAGAAATTTACTTAGGTAAATTGTTTGGTTGTTCAAGGTTTGTCTACAATAAATGCTTAGACTTTAAGATAAATGAATACAAAGAAGCAAAGAAGTGTAAATATATTAGAACCTCTATGATTGAAGAAACAAAAAGAGAATCATATCATTTTATATGATTTTTCCGAACTATTTAAAAAAAAATAAAATTAAATGTCAACATCAACAAAAAATACATTATTTTCCGATTTAACTTATGTTACACCTTTAAAGGATAGTATAATTAAAAGTGGAGGTACAATTGTTTTTATTAAAGATAATTTAATATTGGCGACTGAAATTTCAGAAGCACAATATAGAGAGTTGTTAAATAGTCCTTATGTAGATAAAATGGATATCTTACCAATAAAAAGATATGGTTATGATACTGTTCCATATCAGGAAGTTATTACAACAGATCCAATAGTTTCAGTAGATTCTGTTATTGTGACAAATAAAACAACACTATCACCTGATATTATACCATCAACAAAAGATTCAACATCATTCACAGCTACTGTTACTGGTGGAGGTGGTGGTTGTCCAACTCCTGATATGAAAATTAAAATATCAGATAAGAAATATAGTATAGTTGATGACTTGAAAGAAGGTCAAAACATATATACTATACATGAAAAAACAAAAAAAATAGGTTATTTCAAAATTAGTAAATTAGAAAAAATAATGCAGCAAATTGTTAAAGTTTCTTTTGGTTATGATTTTGTGACAGTCTCAGATTCTCATAAATTCCTAACTGAAAATGATGAATATGTTTCAATATCAGATATATCAGTAGGTGTTAATCTTAAAACATTAACTGGATATAAAAAAATAACTGAAATAGTTGAAATTGGATTTGGTACTGTTATTAGAATAGAAGTAGAAGATGCTCACACATATATTATAAATGATTTGATATCACACAATAAACAAAAAGCATTAACAGATGATTCTATCACTAATCAAAATAATTCGTTACTTTAAATAAATATGCAAATAATAAATAATAAATATAAATTATGAGATTAAGTTCACAAAATAATCAATTTCTATTTCAATTTCCAGTAGATTTTATATCTAGTGATGTTAATGATAGATTTAAAAAATATATGGATAAAAATTATATTCCATATGAAGATCCTATCTCATATTTAAATTCCGTTATAAAAGAAATAGTATTTCCAAGCATCACATATGAAGGATCAGAGCAAATCAATAGATTCGGTAAGAAAGTAGAACATAAACCATCAGGAAGCATCTATGACACTTACACAAGCAGCATAGACATAACAATGAGAAGTGTCGATTCACATGCAAGTTATTTTATGATGCAACAAATATTTGCAGCATATTATAATAATACAAGAGCATATAGTATACCACTTTTAAATTTATACATATTGGATAAAGATGGTGATTTCCTTTATTCTGTAGTTTTTAGAGATTGCTTACTTAAGTCTCTATCAGAAGTTAGACTCATGTATCAATCTATGGATGTTTCAGAACAAACATTTACTGTAACATTTAAATTTAATTTTTTAGATGTATATTGGGACTTAACGGATAATCCTGATTATAAGAAAGATAATATTTTTTATACTCAAACTTGGGATCATTCTAATGATATCCTACCTATGCAAAGAAAGCAAAACGATTATAATTTATAAAAGTTTTTAAATTTTTTGTAAACCTTTTCAAAAAATTTAATATAACTATTATCATTAAAAAATGATAGTAATTATATTTATTTACTATAGTTAAAAAATAAACTTTATTAAAATTCTTTTATATATTACTTACAAATTAAAATTATTGTTAAACATTTAAAAAAAAATTATGATTACAGAATTAATCGAAGGCGTAAACATTGGTAGTCTTCCAGATCCATTCCCATTTTTATCAAACGATAAAATTAGAAAAATTAAAAGTTCAAAAGATTTAAATCAAGATTATAAAGATCTTTATGAGCAAATGGAAAAATCTTTAGTTTCTCTTAAAGAGGTTAAAGTGAATGATGTTGTTTCGGGTGTTATATCATCTATAAGCAACAAAGAAATATTGATAGACTTTGGATCCAAAGACTATATTTATGTAGATAAACCTAAAAAGAGCACTTTTGTGACAGAATTTACTGTCGGAGAATCTATTGATGTTTTGATTACTGATGTTTCAGATAAGCCTTATATTATTAGGGGTTCTATAACTGAGTTAATTAAACAAAACGTGAATAATAAGATGAAAAACTATTTTGAAAATAGACTTCCTCTTATTGCAGAAGTAAAATCTTTAATACCCGCAGGATATATGATGGATATTCACATGGACAATATTACAATTGAAGCTTTTATGCCAAACACATTAGCTGATGTTAACAAATTGTCTGATAATCAATCTATTCTTGGTTTAACTTTTGAAGTTATGTTAGAAACATTACAGCAAGAAAAAGGTGTTTATGTTGTATCACGTAGAAAATATTTACAATCATTGATTCCAGATGAAATTAAGAAATTGAAATATGGTGAAAAATATAATGGCGAAATAACAGGAACTACTCCTTTTGGCGTATTTGCTCAATTCAAATCTACAAGTGATGGACCTAACTGTTTAACTGGTATGGTGCATAAAGCAAATATTACAGAAGAATGGCAAAATAAATGGGATCAGATTTTACCTGGCATGACTATAGCATTCTATGTTAAAGAAGTTATAAAAAATAATAAGATTATCCTTACTCAAATTTTAAAAGAGTCTCTATGGGATAATATTAAAGTTGGTAAAATCTTAACTGGTAAGATTAGGGATATCAAAAGTTTTGGTGCACTTATTTCACTTGATGATGAAACTACTGGATTAATTCAAACTACTTATATTTCAAAATATGAAAAGAAATTGAATATTGGTGACGAAGTAAAAGTAAAAGTTATATCATTAATTAAGGATGATAGGAAAATTTATCTAAATTTTGCTTAAAGAAAATAAAGATAATAAAAAAGAGATGTTTAATTAAACATCTCTTTTTTTAAGCACTAACTGAAGATTCAACATTTCTAATAAATTGTGAAAAATTCAAATCTAACATAACTTCTCTACCAAAAACATAAACACTAAGTCTTGCTTTTTGCTTATTATTATCCAATGATACAATAGTACCAATAAATGTGCTAAATGGACCATCTATTATTTTAATTATTTCATTCACATAATATTTATCAGTAACAATAACTACATCTTGTTTATTTTCTTGCAATCTATCAACTTCCCTTTTACTTAAAGGATTTTTTAATATTGAATATACACCATTAATATGTTTTATTGCTCCTTCAACATTATCTATTGATTCACATTCAACAAAAATATAACCAGGAAAAGTTAATTGATCAACACCAATTATCTTACCTTTTCTAAGTTGCTCTACCTTTTTATGAGGAATAATCATATTTGAAATTAAACATTCAACAGAATTTTGTTTAAGTTCAAATTCTATTGCATCTTTTATCTTTTTTTCTTTGCCATTGGCAACTCTAACAACATACCATTTCATTTTTTTTAATTATTTTTTTTATTGCTTTAATATCTATTATATATGAATTATAAATAAAAGTTATATTTTTATGTAAAAAAATAAAACCCTCAAAGGGTTTTATTTTTAATATCTTCTAATTATAGTTTTTCTTTCAGGTGGAATATATTCCATTGGTGTCAGTATTGGCTTCATCAATTCTTCTCTCCTAATTTCTGGCTCATCTCTATAAGCCTTTTCAACTTCTTTTTTTCTTTTCTTTGGTTTACTTTTTAATTTTTGATTAAGAAACTCTCTAACATAATTGTGTGCTGTTTTTAATTCGTTTTTTAATTTGTTTCTCAATCTTATAGTTTCACCATCTTTATTTTTTTCATATATTTTGCATATAAATTTAGTACCTTTTCTTTCTATTCTGGCAAAATAATATGGCTGATAGTTACCTGTTTTATATTTTATAACTCCGCTATTAACTTTAGGATTATATTTAGCTTTTCCACTAGTAAATAATGTATTATCAATAATATTATTTTTCCAAGATTCAAATGTTTTAATATTTTTCATATTGCTATATATAAAACTTTTATATTTATTTTTTATATATTATAAAAATAAATTTATTATTATGGGAAAAGCTAAAAAAGAAACTAAAAAAAGCGGAACAAACCGTAAAAACGCACTTAAAAAAATTAAAATATATAAATCAAATACCGAATTATTGAAAAAATTTAAAGAAGAGTTGTAATGAAAAAAACGTTCTTGAAACTAAGAGTAGATGAAGAAGAGTATGAAGAATTTCAAAAAGTTTGTGATGCAAAAAACAAATCAATGAGTGAGGTTATTCGTTATTTTATAACTTCATATACAAATGGTGAAAACATTATTTTATTAGATATTGATAATGAAATATTTAAAGAAAGTGTGGAATTGTGTAAAGAAAAAAAGATAAAATTTAATGATGTTATAAAATTTTTATTGAATAAAGCAATCAAGAACAAAGATAAACTAACTTTCAAATAATGTTATTCGTAGAAGCATATAAAAATAGATTTAAATTACCAGAAGATGCTATTGTTATAGATACAACATCACGGTCTAGAAGTTGGACAAGAGGGCTTTCACCATTTGTTTTACAAGCTGGATATTTATATGATAATTACTATGCAAAAAGTGTAGAGAATGCATATCAGGGGTGTAAGTGCTATTGTGATTTTGTTGACAATGATGAGCCGACTGAAGAATATTTTAAGTGGGCACAAAAAATATGGGCATCATCATATGTATATAGATATCCAATGGGTAGAGGTATTAAACCTATATTTTCATATTGGAATGGTGAAAAGTTAAATTATATTGAGGCTAGAAAGAAAATTTATATACCACTATACAGTCGTGCTGTAGTAAAATCTGAAGCATTTAAAAAACTTTTAGAAATTTATAGAACAACAGATAAAGATATTTATTTGATTTGTTTTGATGGATACAATCATAAAGAAAAAGGTATGACATTAGCTGATGTCGCAAACAATGAGAAAAAAAGCATGGGTCATGCATTTGTAATATATGATTTATTGCAAAGATATAAAAATAATTTATAAAAAATGGCAAAACTTTATTTTAGGTATTCTACAATGAATGCAGGTAAAAGTATAGATTTAATTAGAACTAATTATAATTATGTTGAGAATGGTAAAAAAACATTGTGTTTTACATCCGCAATTGATAATAGATATGAAGTTGGTAAAATAACATCAAGAATAGGATTATCTATAGATGCTATACCAGTTGATGAAAATACTAACATTTTTGATATTGTTAAAGAAAACAATTTTAATGCTGAGTTATCTTGTATATTTGTAGATGAAGTTCAGTTTTTAAATAAAAAACACATTTTTCAATTATCTGATGTGGTTGATGATTTAAATATTCCAGTGATTTGTTATGGACTACGTTCAGATTTTATGATGAACTCTTTTGAAGGTTCAGAAAATTTAATGTCTATTGCTGATAATATTGAAGAAATAAAGACAATATGTAGTTGTTGCAAATCAAAAAAAGCAATAATAAATACCAAATTTTCGGATGGTAAAATAGTTTCAATAGGTGAACAAATTCAAATAGGTGGAAATGATACATATAAACCATTATGTAGAAAGTGTTACAAAAAATTGAAAAATAATTAATTTATATATTATGCAAGATTTACAACATAAATTATACTTTGATAACTTACTATCTAATAGACTAAAAGGTGTTGCATATCATCAAATGGTTTTTGATAATAATGGAAATACGATTGATTATATCATTTCCGAAGTTAATATGGAATTTGAGTCTATTTTTGGTTACACAAAAAAAGAATCAGAAGGAAAATTAGCATCTGAATTATATGGCGATGTATTATCATTAGATATGTGTTCTGATGTAATTTTAAATAAAAATTCAAAATATTTTGAATTTTATCATGATAAAATAAATAAATATTTTGGCGTTAGTGTTGCATATTGGAATGATATTGGATTTATAGCAATATTTACAGATATTACAGATAGAATAAATGTTCACAAGAATTTGGATCAGGAATTGATATTTCAAAATGAAGAAAATGGTAAAAGTGCTGATGAGTTAATTATTGCCAACGAAGAAAAGGTTAAAAGTGCTGATGAATTGATTAATGCAAATGACGAAAAATATAAACGTTCTGAAGAATTAATAAAATCAGAAAGTAGATTAGAAAGAGCTGAGATAATATCAAAAACAGGAAATTGGGAACTATATGTTGATAAAAAAATAATTAATGTGTCAGTAGGTGTAAAAAAAATATATGAATTAAAAACTTTATCAAACGAATTTAAATATCAAGATATTAAAAATTTTACATTACCAGAATACCGAGAGTATTTAGATAATTCATTAAGTAAATTGATAGAGAATAATAAACATTATAATGTTGAGTTTAAAATAAATGTAAATAATAAAATTAAAATTATAAAATCTATAGCAAACTATGATGATAGAAATAGGGTTGTTTTTGGTGTAATTCAAGATATTACATCTCAAAAAGAAAATGAGGAAGCATTAGAAAAAAGCAATTCAATAAAGAACACTTTTCTTTCTAATATATCTCATGAGTTGAGAACACCAATGAATACTATAATTGGATTTTCTGATATTCTACTAAATGATAGTAAAAACAAAGGCTCTTATAGATTTTTAAAATCAATAAATTCAAACGCTAAACACTTAGACGAATTGTTAAATAATATTTTAGATTATTCAAAAATAGAAAGCGAAGCTTTAGATATTTTATATGAACAATTTTCAGTGTTAGATTTGTTTGAAGAATTATCAGATATATTTGAAGAAGTTAATTATAGTAAAAATTTAAACTTTGTAAAACTTTTATTTTTAAAATGTGATGATATTAAAATATCATCAGATTACTTAAGAGTTAAGCAAGTTTTATATAATATGATAAGTAATTCTATCAAGTTTACAGATAAGGGGTATATTAAAGTTTCATTCTCATTAAAAAACAATTATATAACATTTAAAGTTGAAGATACTGGAATTGGGATTTCAGAAGAAAATGTTCCACATGTTTTTGATAGATTTTGGCAATGTGATAGTAGTAGTAGAAAAAAATATAAAGGAACAGGATTGGGTTTATCCATATCACAGAGTATAGTAAAAATTTTAAATGGTGATATTTGGTTAACTTCAGTATTAAATAAAGGTACGACGTTTTTTATAAAAATACCAATAGAAGAGATTGTAAAAGAAAAAAATAATGATGATATTGATTTTTCAGATAAAACAGTTTTAATAATAGATGATATTCCACCAAAATATTCTATATTAGGTATATATTTAACATATATGAATATTAATATGATAACCGCTAATTGTGGTGATGAGGCTGTTGAAATATATAAACAACAAAAAGAAAAAATTGATATAATAATAATAGACTTAAATTTATTTTGTATAAAAAGTTATGATATGATAAAAAATATTAAAATGATATGCGGAGATTGTAAAATTATTTCAAAATCAGGTGTTGACGAGGAAAAAAACAATTTAGTAGATTATCACTTAAAAAAACCAATAAATAAAGATAAACTAATAACAATATTAAAAAGTATATGGCAAAAGTAGATTTCATAACACTAGCTAACATAATATTCAAGGATAAGAGTAAATATAAATATATTTCTGATGAGGAAAAAGAAGATTGTTTTTTTAAGTTGAATCAAAAATTTGCATTTAGAGATATAAAGAAAGCACAATTTTTTAATTTTAAAAATGTAGAAAGATCATCAGCATTAGATATTTGGTTTCAAGTTTTTTATAAAGAAACTAATGGTATACCTAAATGGTGGTGGAAAACTAAGCAAGTATCTAAGATAAAGGTAGAATCTAATTTTAATAATAATGACTTAAAATTAATAAAAGAATATTATCAAATTACAGATAATGATGTTGATTTTTTAATCAAATATTATGATGAAAAATTAAGAGAAGATATTAAAAGACTGAAGAAATTTAAAAAAGAATAAATTTTCATGTTTCTGATGTAACACTTTTTTCAAATTTAATGAAATTATCTATACTGGTTGTGTATTCGGTAAGATTGTAAGTTATTAAATCTTTATTTACACCATTTCTTAAAATTATAATATCATATAATTTTTTATCTAAATCTTCTTTATATAATATTAAATAGTGCGCATTAAGTTTTAAGTCACCATCTGATCTAATAATAATCTTATCATTTATTAATGAAAAATTTGAAAATGGTTTGACTTGTATAGTAAATGGCTTATTTTTATATAAGAATGTTCCATCTACGCCATTTATATCATCTTTTATTTTTGAAGCCGAGATTATTAAATTTTCATTATGCCGCTCTTTATGCATTTTTGAAAAATATGGAAGACATATAGTCTCGCCACGACTTCCTTTTTCAGCTGTGTTTTTAGTTGTGGTATAGTTTTGTGAAAAATATATACCATCATAATGATACATATCTTTTAAATGTGATTTTATATAATTCACAAATGAATTTCCGTCATTTATATTTTCTCTATGTATTGTGTTATTATATATTTTTTTGTTGTTCACAAAAAATGAAATACATTTTGAATTTATAATTTTTTCACCTACTGTGAATAAAATATTTTCTTCACCATATTTAAACCCAAATTTACCATAAGTATCATTTATATATTTTAATATAATGCTATTTACTTGTGTTATGTAATAACTATCTATATATACGTGTACTTCATTACCAGAGTCGTCTTTCCAATTATAGTCATTCATCATATTATATCGTTTAAAATTTCGCCTAATTATTATTTTTATACAAATATATTAAAAAAATCCGACATATAAAAATATATATCGGATTTTAACAATAAATAACATTAGACAGCTTCCACACACCAGAGTTAATCTGTCAGGACTTTAGCCTGAATCTAATAATGTAATTATAATAAAATAACCTAACAGACTCATTAGTAGAGCTTGTTAGGTTATATTTTTCCAGTTATATGTTTAGTATTACTTTTAATCATAATTACAATATTATATATAAATATCTAAATATGATTTTTATCTATTTTAACGACAAAGCTTATCTCCAGCACTTGACGCACTAAATGCGTATGGTTTACCCATTACTTTATATCTTTCTCCACATAGCCAGCCCATTACATCATTGTATATTTTATTAGATTTATTATTAGACATTCTTGAACCATTTCTAGTAGATTTTGTTGAATTTAAATCCACATGAATTTCAACTAACCTTTCTGGTACCGAATTGTCATAATAATTTCTATCAAATTTATAATAGTAATTACCTCTTAATGAATTATCTAAAGATTCTGCAACACTATGTGCTATAACGGCTTCATCCCAAAGTTTTGTGATCATATCTTTAACCTTAGGTACATTATATTTAGCATAAACAACGTGAGCACCATTTCTTTTAAATTCATTATAAAAAACAACGGTAACAGCATAGCTAGTTTTGCGTGAATGTGTATCTGAATCACAACCAACAATAACTTTTGTTGTTCTATCTACATTTGTAACATAATCCAAAACATAATCATTTATGCTTGAAATTTTTTCTCCGTTAAACTTTTGCCATTTTAATTTTTCCATAGTATTTTATTATTTATAGTTAGAATATATATTATTTTTTTTTATAAGTTTATTTTTAAAAATATTTAACATATAAAAATTAAACTTATTATTATATTCTTTTTATAAATATAAAAACTATTTATAATTATGAAACATTTTAGATTTTTAGAAATAAAAACTGTTTCATTATGTTGATACTTATAAAATCTTTAAAACTCAAGGAAAAGAGGTTAAACCAAAAAAAAACAAAAAACAATTTAGTTGGAGTTAAACTTAAAACATTAGAATTGACTAATAATACAGTAGAATTGAATCTAAACAATGGTACTTATATTGTAAAATCTGGAAATCAAACTTCAAAAATTAAAATCTAACATTTTTTAAAACAATAATATGTCTAAAATAAAAACAAATAAAGAATATGCGATAAAGATAATTCATCCAGAATTTGGAGAGTTCTATTATTCTTATAATGGTTGGAACAGATTTTATAGAACATATATTTTTACTAAAAATTTATCAAAGGTTTTAACTTGGAAAACAAACAAATTTGCCGAAAAACAAATTGATTTAATATTATCAAATTTAGAAATGAATAAAGGCAAAATATTTTTATCATTAGGTTGTGAGGTTGACGATAATATTAAACACTCAGCCATATTATCTAGAAAGAAATATTTTTATCCTATAATTAGTGCTAAATCTAAATTGGTTATAAATAATGCTATTGATAATATTCAAGAATGTGGATTGAATCTAATTACATTGAAAAATGAAATAGAATCAATTAATAATTTTAAGGATAATTTTGTTATTAAAAATTTTGAATCCGTTTTTAATTGTGATAAAATATTATATAATTTAGAAGATGCTGAAAAATACATAGCTGAAATAAAAAATGCTTCAAATATTCTATATAATTTTTACAATAATTCAATATCTTATATAGAGAATTGTAAAATTGTAGAAGATGATAAATTGCGTAGTGATAATGAAATTTATTTGGATATTGTAGATGCGTCATATAAATTCAGAAAGTTGAAATTGAAAAATTTAGACAATGTATAAAAAAGAACCGATTTTTAATCGGTTCTTTTTTATATTTATATGTAGTTTCAGAAGAAATACCAGCAGTTGTAGCATCACTTTCATCGGCATAAGTAGCATATGAATTCACTAAATTACCTGTTTTAAGAGTATAATTTTCAGCTAAACATGTAAATATTCCACCACCTAAATCTATTGTACGCATAGTATAATTAATAAGCCTTGCAGCTGTACTTTCATCATCACCAGGAATAGTTCCTATTTTTACAATTAATAAATATAGTCGTTGTTTGATTATATAAAATTTTAAATATAATTTTTAATCAAATCTATTTTAGATATTGAACATATCCAACCTGGACGTTTTTCGCCAGTTTTTGGATCAGTTAAAAATTTATTATATCTACAGCCTAATTCAATTAATTTTTCTTTTATATTTTTTGTACCTTCACCAAAAATTGCATACGCTCTATCTGAGTATTTAACAATTTCTATATCTGATTTTTTAGGTTCAGAAAATGATGATATTGACTGAATATGCTTTAACTCTTTTTTTGGGGATTCTTCTCTTATAGTTTTTTCAGGTTTATATAATTTTAACAGTTCGGATAAAGTCATTTTATTTCCTTCTTCGTCTTCCCAATGTTTTGAAAACTTTTGTTGCGAATATGAATAATTATATTTTGTTAATAGCGATCTAACTAGTGTTAAATCAGCTTTGTGTAAGTTTCCAATTCTTTTAAATTCTAAATCTTTCGGATATGAGCCTGCACCTAAGCCACTTTTATTGTGAACTGTTCTAATTTTAATGTATAATGAGTCATCCGTTCTATCCAATAATATTTGTGCTGTGGTTGTGTGACTATCATACTCCCAACTATAATGTGATTCATTTTTTGCAATAACTTCCATATTTTCTGAAAATGTGTTTTCAAATAAGTTTAAATGTTTCATGTTTATAAATTATAATTTTTTACTTCTTCTTTAAATTTAACTTCTGCTAATTCCTTTGCGTTTAATTTTCTTTTTATAGTTTTAGGTGTACATCAGCAAGATTTTGCAACGTCATCACTAAAATTTTGATCGCTTATAAGATATTGTGCATCATTTTTAAATATTGAAATTATTTTACCAAATATATAATCAATTTTTTTGTTTGGTTTATATTTAACATAATTGCCAAGTTCGTATTCCGTTTTTGAAAACCAACATTCAAATGTTTTTATATGTTTCATATTTATTATATATTAATTTTTAAAAACTTTTTTATTATAATATCATATATTAAAATGATTGAAGTTATTGAATACTATAGATAATCAACATTAGATAAAGCCAAAAAAAGTCATATTATTAAAAATAAGGCATTCGCAGATAAATAGAAATAAGGCGAATGCCTTTATAAAAAAAACTAAACAATATGGTAAAAATAGATATTAGTAGTGTAAAAAGAAAACTTTTTTCCGTAGATGTAGATTCAATATCAACATATAGAAGAAGTGAAAAATTGATTGAAGAAATGCTTCAGCAATATATTTGGGAGTTTGAAACAGAGCAAGTTATGGATGAGATGAAACAAAAAGTTGAATTAATTTTAAAATCTGATATTAAAAATATTAGAAAGGAAAAACTTAAAAGAATTTCCGATATTTATAATTTGCCAAAATATAGAAGATTGAGTGATTGTCCTATCTATATTGATATAAAGTTTGTCATTGGAAATGAATTTAATTTTGATTGATTATGTCTGTACAAATAAACAATATAGGAATATTTAAACCTTACAATGTTGAACCTATTTATTGCTCTCTTTTTGATGTTATGTTTTATGATTTTAATTTGAAAAATAACTGTTATTCTATTGAAAAGAATATTATGAAATTTAATTTAAATTTTGATGGAAAAGAATTAAGTCCGTATAATAGCATTAAAAATATGATAGATAATTCTGAAACAATATCATATTTAGAAATTGTACATTATGATAAATTCGGTAGTAAGATATATTCAAATTTTTTAAAAAATTTTAGGTTTGTTAAAATTTTGAATTTTCTAGATTTTGATTGGAATAAATCAAATGAAATTAAAAATTTGAGAGTAATATTTAAATATGAAAAAATTTATACGATTACATCTAGTTCGGAATATGAAAAGTTTAATAGGAAAATTAAACTTGAAAAAATAAATTACTTGTGAAAATCACAAGTAATTTTTATTTCACTTTTTTAATGTTTTTTTTATAAAGTATAACATTTTAGCAAATTTAGAATCTAAAACATCATTATCTATAAAATATCCATAATTATTTAAAAATAATATAAAATCTTTTTTAAACTCTATAATATTATATTTAAAATTTGAAAATTTCATTTTTCCACTTATAACAAGCAGCGGCAAGTGCAATCATAACTTGGTTTTTAAAAAGTCGTCAATTCCTATTATCACATCATTATTTTCATCTATTCTATGACTATCTTTAACATTAAAATTTGAAAATTTTTCTATATCTTTTATTTTTTTTTAATTTTATTCTAAAAACTCAATTTCATCTTCGTCAGCGATATTAATCAATCGTATATCAATTTGATAGCCGACAAAATCTTTAAGCTCATCTAGTTTATCATAGAAATCATCTTCATCTAAGACATCTAAAACATCTGCGATTTCGCCAAGATTCATTTCATAATCTAAATCATCATCTTGATATCCTTCTAAGTTATTTTTATAACCTTGTGTATCTAATATTTCAAGTATCCGATCAATAGCATCATGCTTATATTCCCAAAATGAATCAGTAGCGTCATCTATTCTTACTTCCCATTTGTTTTCAATATCGTCATCATCACTAAGAATATTTTCATTTATTTGATTATATTCGTTAAATTTTTTAATAGACATAATTTTTAATTATTTTTTATAGTGTATATATAAAAAATTTTTATTATATTTGCAGATTAATTTATAAAACAGCAAATATGAAAAATTTTGAGAATTATTTTAATAGTTGGATAAATGATAAAGTTAAAAAACAGCTTGAAGCAATAGATATTATTGCAAATGAAGTAGATATTGATGCGAAAGATTGGTTCAAAAACAAATTCATGAAACGTCAAATAAATAATTATGCTTGTGATGAATTTCTAGATGTTATTCTTGATAACTTCTTGTGTCATTTATCAAATAAATTTGATTCTTTATTTGAAAATTATTTACCTGTAAGTTATAAAAACATATATGAAGAATATTCATATGGAACATATATGTCATTAGTATATAATATTGAAACAGCTGGAGTTCAAATAGATTTTGATTATGAAGAGGAAGACGAAATTAAAGAAATTGAAGAACTTATTCGTTCTATATCAGTTGATGGTAAAGTAGAATTAATGAAAAATAAATTATTTTCATATATAATTAATCAAACAAAGTTGGAAATTTTTTCTAAAAAAGATATTAGATATTTAAAATTAAAAAAATTGAGCAGTGATGAGTGATGATGAAATAAAAGAAATTGGAAATATATTAGATGAATTGCATGAAAATTTTTATCATTCTAATGCACCTTATCATGAACGGTATTATACCTTTTACGACTATTGTGAAAGTGTTTTAAAAATTATGGAAGTTGAATACAAATCTATATTTGATAAATTTGAATATACAACATTTCACAGTAAAGATTGGTGGAAAAGAAAAGATAATCTTACAAATGAATATCTAAATATAATTTTGATTTTTCTGTTGATAATATAGACAATATGAAAATTGATTTGAACAAATATTTAAAAAATTTATCTGATAGTGTGTTTAATTTTAATTCTGAATTTATTTTTTGATAGTTTAGAATCAATTAAAAATGATACAGAGTTATATTGTATTGGAAATTACATTTATGATGCTAATAAAAATTCATATTTATTACAGAAATATCATGATAAATCATATGATTATTATAATTAAAAAAAAATATAGAACAGTTTAAAAATTATAAAGGTTCATATTTAGATGTAGTAGATGCATCATATAATTTTAGAAAGTTGAAATTGAGAACATTGAATGTTTTAAAACTTTAAAAAAGAACTGATTTTAAATCGGTTCTTTTTTTTATAATATAAGTCAACTATATTTGATAGGACATATATATTATTATATATAATAAAAAATAAAAGTGTAGAATGAAGATTTTAGTTACAGGTGGAAATGGGTTTATAGGTTCAAATTTGATTAAAAAATTAGTGAAAGATAAACATGATGTTGTATCATTAGATGACTTATCTACAGGTTTGAAAGAATATGAAGTTGAAGGTTGTAAATATTGTTACGGTGATATCGAACAACTACAATATTGGAAAAATGACAATTTTGATTTGTGTTATCATTTAGCATCATTGAGTAGAATACAGCCATCATTCAGTAATCCACATGAAACTTTTAGAGTGAATAGTTTTGGAACTCAATGTGTTGCTGAATGGGCAAAAATAAACAAAGTTAAAGTTGTATATGCTGGATCATCATCTAAATGGTGTGATTCTACATTGTCGCCATATGCAACATATAAAAAGATTGGTGAAGATATTCTTAAAATGTATAAAAAAGTTTATAATTGTGATTTTGAAATAACACGGTTTTATAATGTATACGGACCAAATGAACTTGTTGATGGTCAATGGTCAGCATTAATAGGAATTTGGAGAAAACAAGTACAATCTGGTTTGCCATTAACTATTGTTGGAGATGGTGAGCAACGTAGAGATTTTACACACGTTAATGATATTGTGGATGGTTTAATTAAAGTTGGATTTGGAAATAAAAAACATGAAGACGCATGGGAGCTTGGAACAGGCCATGATTATTCAATAAACGAAGTATGTGATATGTTTATCAAGAGATTTAATGTTGATAAGAATTATGTAAAGGACCAAAATGGTAATTATAGAAAATCAATTAGAATGAATGATGACGCTATAAAAATATTAGGTTGGTCTCCAAAAGATAGATTAAACGAATATATTCAATCTTTATAATAATCTTTTAACCAAATCAATTTTAGAAATAGAGCATATCCAACCTGTATCTATTGAATGAAATGTTATGTTTTTTAATCTTAATATCGATAGTAAAACACAAAATTTAATTCCATATGAAGTTATAAGTAAAATTATAAATAGTAATACAATTATTAAATATTTGGAGATTGAACATCTCAATAAATTTGGAGTAAAATCATATTCATTTTTTTTAAAAAATTTCAGATTTATCAAAATGATAAATCTGTTGGATTTTGATTTTAGATACAATAATGAAATTAAAGATTTAAAAGTGACTTTTGAATATGATAAAGAGATTTTAATAACAAAAAGAAGAATATTTAAAATTTATTAGAAAAATTAAAATAGAAAATATAAATGACTTGTAGTCCATACAAGTCATTTTTTAATTTTCGTCTAAAAACTCAATTTCATCTTCGTCAGCAATATTAATTAATTTTATATCACTGTCATAACCGACAAAATCTTTAAGCTCATCAAGTTTATCATAAAAATCATCTTCATCTAAATCATATAGTACATCAGCAATTTCACTTTTTGACATTTCGTAATTCATATCATCGTCAACATATCCTTCTAAACCATTTTTATCACCTTGTGTGTCTAATATTTCAAGTATCTGTTCAATAGCATCATGCTTATATTCCCAAAATGACTCCGTAGCATCATCAATTCTAACTTCCCATTTGTTCTCAATTGAATCATCATCGTCAAGAATATTTTCATTTATATAGTTAAAATCTTTAAATTTTTTTAAATTCATATTTTTATTTTATTTTTTATAGTGTATATATAAAAATTTTTTATTATAATTGCATATTAATTTCTAAATAATAAAATATGGAAATTTTTGAGGATTATTTTAAAAGTTGGATTAATTGGAAAGTTGAAAAACAGCTTAAAGCAATTGATATAATTGCAAATGAATCAGGTGTTGACGCATCAGAATGGTTCAAAAATGTTTTTATGAGAAGAAATATTGAAAATTTTTCTGGTGATAATTTTTTAGATGATATTCTTGAAAACTTCGTTTGTCACTTAGCATATTATTTTGATAGTTTATTTGATGGATATTTACCTTCAATTAAAACTAATGTATATGGTGAAAAATCATTTAATACATATATGGCATTATCGTATGATAAAAAAAATAATGGTATAAAAATAGATAAGCGATATAATACAAGAACAGAAATTGAAGATGTTGAAAATCTAATTAAATCCATACATGTAGAAAAAAGAAATGAGCTAATGAAAAATAAATTATTTTATTATATAATTAATCAAACAAAATTAGAAATTTTTTCTAAAAAAGATATTAGATATTTAAAATTAAAAAAATTGAGCAGTGATGAGTGATGATGAAATAAAAGAAATTGGAAATAAATTAGATGAATTGCATGAAAATTTTTATCATTCTAATGCACCTTATCATGAACGGTATTATGCCTTTTACGACTATTGTGAAAGTGTTTTAAAAATTATGGAAGTTGAATACAAATCTATATTTGATAAATTTGAATATGCACCATTTTACAGTAAAGATTGGTGGAAAAGAAAAGATAATCTTACAAATGAAGAACAAAAAAATATTATAGTTCAAATCATAGATTACTGCTATGAAATCATAGATAAATTTAATACGCCACATTTTAAAGATAGATTGAAAGAAAATGGAATGGAGACAAATATCTGATAAAGATTTTAATAATTATATTAGAGAAAATTTTCATTTAGATGATTATGTTATACTTATAAGAGATTCTCAAGGTGTTGGATATATTAACATATATTTGAAATATCCAAATGATAGCACTTATCACTTTAAACATATCACTTTAAATAAGTATAAAAAATATATTAGAACCGAAAAATTAAAAAAATTGAATAATTATGAGTGATAATGAGGATTATATTGGTAAAGAAACTACAATTAATTTTCATGGTGATTTGAGAATGTGTCAACCATGGAGAGGATATAGAGACGATGAAATTCTTATAATAGTTAAAAAAACAAAATCTGGATTATTTCTGCTTAGAGATTCAAAAGGTAATGAAAATCCGTTAAGAAAATCTGCAATAAATTACTTTAATAATAATGATTGAAAATATGAAAACTTTTTATTTTTTCATGAATAGATATTAAATAAAAACAATTTAATATTAAGTTAAATCAATAAGTTCTATATATTCATTAGTAAATATATCATCAAATAATTATGGTAATTTAAATATTAGTGGAACAACTAATTATCCGATGACAACTTTATCAAGTGTAGGAATATATTCACAAGGCTATATGTTTGTTCCTTATATTATGTCACAAACATTATCAGTTATTATTGATAGAAGATATGAAATTGTGCTTAGGAGACAAAAAATAGAAAAATTAAACAAGTTGAATAGTTTATGAGTGATATTATTAAATATAACAAATGTACAGGTGGTATATTTTCATTTGGTCATAGTTATATAGACTATGAGAAGCATATAATTGAAAAACTTAGAAGTGAAAGAAAACAAAAATTAGAAAAACTTAATAAGTTATATGATTTTAAATAGACTAATATTAAGCAATTGGAAGAAAGGTGATAAAATAATTTGCGTTAATAACAGTTTGTATTCACATGAATTAACAATTGGACAAGAATATGTTGTTATAGAATGTTTTATGGAATATGGAATTGAACATGTGACATTGATTGGTAATTATGGTATTGTTGTAGTTTTTTCAAGCAAATTTATAAATGTAAAAAGATTAAGACAAGAAAAATTAGAAAAATTAGAAAAGTTATATGAACAAGTGGAATAAGTTATCAGAAAACGATAAAATATAATATAAAAAAATTTTTTGATGAATATATTGGCGACTGTAATTCAAAATGTGAAACTGGTGAGTCATTATATTTTGCAGAAAATTGTAGTATGTATAAAACTGATGATTTAGTTGATTTTTTTATTAAACACAATAGAAAACAAAAATTAGAAAAGTTAAATGATATGTGATTTTAAATGAGTTGGATAAAATAGCATATTATTTATATGAGAAAGAAATGTGGTCAGAATTCTATCTTGTTTATAACAATATTGATAGATTTGTTAAATTGAAAGAAGGTTATACTTGTTTCTACGATGATGCTAAAAGAATATTAAGAAAGAAAAAATTAAAAAAATTAAAAAATAAAAAGAAATATGAAAATTTTAAGAAGAAATAACGATTTTAAAAAGATGCCAGATAGCACAATAAATGAGGTTGTTGCTATTAAAGCATTAGTTGATTATGGTTGGAAACATTGTTCAAAAAAAGAGTACAAAGAATTCTTTGGTGCTCATAAAGAACAAGCAGAACCAGAAGTTCCTAAGGTTGATCCTGATACTTCAGTTGAACCCACAAAAAAGAAAAAACACGGTAAGAACAAATGATATTAGATATCGTTAAATATGGTGATACAAATGGATTTAAATTAAGAGCTAAAAATATTAATGTAACTAAAGAAAACGCATCTTTAAATAAGTTAATCGACGATATGTTTGATACTCTTAACTCAACTCCTGGTGTTGGATTAGCAGCACCACAAGTTGCGGTAAATTTAAATTTGTTTATAATTAAAACATCAAATTTCCAAGAAGTTTTTATAAATCCTGAAATACAAATAGATGGATTGAGTGTTCAAAATAAAGAAGGCTGTTTAAGCTTTCCAAATTTAAGCTTTCCAGTTAATAGACGTGAAAAGGTTAAAGTTAAATTTTATGATAGAAATTGGACTCTAAGATACGCAGAGTATAAAGATGATATTGCAATAATTGTTCAACACGAATTTGATCATCTTAAAGGAAAATTAATCATAGATTAAAAAATAATAAAAGATGAATGTTAGATGAAATTTTAGATAGCTATCCAGATGAAGATTTTTTAATCGCTGATGGATTAGATGAAGCAATAATTGGCGTAGATCAAAGTTCAATGAGACTTATTTATTCGGTTACTAACTGTATTTCGGTTTTGATGAAAGATGGTGAAATGAATGAAGAAGATGCAACAGATTTTTTTGAATTCAATGTTTCAGGTGCATATGTTGGTGAAAAAACACCAATTTGGTGCTACGATAACTTTTAAATATAATTACTTGATAATAAGCAAAATAAATATGTTTTTGTACAATAAACTAAGTTGGTTTATTATACAAAAACTTTTTTTTGTTTAAAAATAATTTAATTTAACGTATTATTATACTGATATATAAATTTTTTTTTATATCTTTGTAAAATAATAAAATAAATTTTTAATATATACACTTATAAAATAAGAATATTATGGGTAAAGTTAAAAAATGGAATGATTTTCTTTTAGAATATGTTGATGTAAAAACATTGAAGTATTATATATTTGATTGGGATGATAATATTCTAACAATGCAGACGCCCTTACACTATCAGCATTTTGAAAATGGTAAATGGTTAGATGTAAAGATATCTTCTCATCAGTTTGCAGAAATTCGTAAAAAATACCCACACGATTATTTGGATAATATTGAATGGAAAGGTGATCCAAATAAAACATTTATAGAATTTCGTGATTTTGGACCAAGAGGCGATAACGCATTTTTAGATGATGTCAAACATGCAATCACAAATAAAAGTTTTGGACCATCTTGGGATGCATTTATTGACACTTTAAAAAAAGGTAGATTGTTCGCAATCATTACAACAAGAGGTCATGAACCACAAACCATTCGTTTTGCAGTTCAATATATTATTGATAATGTTTTGTCGCAAAAAGATAGAGATGAAATGATTAAAAATCTAAAAAACTTTAATGAACTATTTAATTTACCAACAAATGATGTAATTAAACAATATTTAGACAATTGTTATTTTATGGGTATCATGTCTCAAGCATTTGAAGATGATTTTCATTATATACCAGTTGGTTCAAAAGCAAATCAAGGTAAACAAGATGCGATAAATAAATTCACAAATTATGTTAGAGAATTTTCTAAGAAAACTAGAATACCTTTGCATATTGGTTTCTCAGATGATGATATAAATTACTCAAATGCTGCAAAAGAATTGTTTATGGGTATGGAAAAATCATTAGATTTCCCTGAAAATTTTTATGTTTTTGATACATCAGATAGAAACATTAAAGGTGGCGTAAAACTTAAAATTTAAAAAATAATAATAAATGTATGAAACATCTTTCAGAATTTGAAAAAAATAATACAAGTAAGAAGCTTCTAAATATTATAAATAGAAGATATATAAACATGAATAAACTATATGATGTCAAACATGATAAATTTTTAAGAAAAGTTATATGTAGTAAAAAAGAAGAAAAGCTAACAGTTGGTAAACCTTATAATTTGTATGCCGAATTTAATACTGGTGCGATGTTATCTGGTAAATGTTTTGTTGTTTTTGATAATACTAATAATTTTGTTGGATATGATTCAGATTATTTTTTAGAAGAATATCAGTGGTATTCAAGAAAATATAATTTATAAAAAAAAAGAGAAGATAAAATCTTCTCTTTTTTGTTTATTATTTAGTACCATTTTGTTCAATTTCATTCCATTTCCTAATACCGTCCCATACAATGTCTTTAAACTTAGGATCTTTTTTAACTTCAGGATGAATCCAGTTGAAATAGTTCAACAATGATGTCATAGCTTCAAAGTCTGGAAGATCTAATGCAAAATCGTATACATTTTTCAAATCTTCTACTGTAAGATCATCGCCTTTTTTGTATAACGCAATTGCTATTGCAGCGGCTCTACCTAAATCTGGTCTAGCTGGAAGCTTTTTAGCATTTTTACCTTTTTTGTATACATCTGCTACATCTTTTTCATTGTATTGTTCTCTTAGTTTTAGATAAGATATAAATGCGCTAGTTGCTGCGGTACCAATATTCATATCATAAATAAGTCTCAATTCTTTTTCAGATATTTTATTTTTCCAATCTTTTCCTCTTCTTATATAATCTGAGTGCGATGCTCTAACCCAAGAACGAGGACTAGGATATAAATCACTTTCATTATCTGAATCCATTTTAAATAGCCATTCAGGTTGAAATTCTATAAATGTGATAACATCAGGGTTCATATCTGGTTTATTTATAACATGTTCAATCCAATCTTCTTTTTTAGGAGCGTAGTTAACATGAGTAAAACGACCAGCTAATGGTTTACTAAGAGCTTCAATTCTACCACCTTCACCAACATCTTCTTTTCTATTACCAGCAGCTACAATAATCCAATGTTCAGGTAATTCATATTTACCAATTGTACCATCTAAACATAATGTCATAGCAGCGCCAAGCACAAATTTGTTAGCTTGATTCATTTCATCAAAGAATAAGATACCACCTCTATTGTTTGGACAATTATCTTTTGGAAAAATTCTAGGTAATTTGAAAACTGTTCTTTCGTCATCTTTTGATGTACTACCTTCTTCTGCTTCAACTCTAGGTACACCTTTGAAATCTTCTGGTGAGAATTGAGATAATAACATCACTTCTACAACCATACCTTTTTCTTTTGCAAACTGATTTACAATTGCAGTTTTACCAATACCAGGCGCACCCCAAATAAATAATGTACTACTATTATCAGCACGTTTTGCGCCTTGTTCAACCCTATCTTCATTTTCTGCCCAAACATTTTCTAATGATTGTCGTAATAATTTAGCGTCAACATCAGGTTTGTTTGGATCCGAACTCGTTAAATCCACATTTGCTTCATTAAGAATTGGAGTTCTTGATATTGTTAGTGATTCGTTTGGCATATCTAATCCAACTTCATCATCGCTAGGAACACCGTCTACTTCATATGGTACATATAGAGATACACCTAATTTTTCTAGAGTTCCATTTTTCTTCAAAAATAGCATGTAGTATAGCCAAGCTACTTGTTTAAATTTTTTTTCAAAATAGCCATAGATAGAATCCCAAGCTTTTTTTAATAGATTTTCATTCAGTCTATACTCATCTGAAAAATTTCTATAGTCCTTTACAATTTTCATATTTGTTTATTTTTTTTTTTGTTATATATAAATATATTTTTTTTTATTTTTTACGTTGTTACTATTTTATCAATCAAAATCTTTTTACCAAATTTAATTTCTTTTGGATCTTCATTTTCAGTAATTACCCATAATACTTTTTTGTGATATCTCTTGATATCATATTCATTAGTTGCTGGACAATCACCAAAAGCATCAGTGAAATAAATGACGAATGCTGGCGTTTTACCTTTTTTAAGAAGATTCTGTTGAATCCAATTAAAAGGTGGTCTAAAACTAGTACCTCCTCCTCCTTGAGGACTCAATTTTTTAAGATCGAATTTTTTATCAATAGTTTTGAAATGTTGAACACCTTTAGGTTTTGTACTACCTGGCCATCCTGGTATACTACTATCGCACCATATTACATAACAGTTATTGATTGTGTACATTTTGAATATTTTCATAATTTCGGCACCAAATTTAGCTAAAGTTTCTTCGCTTATAGATCCTGATGTGTCAATAGCAATTACAACATTATCAAATGTTGATGTGTCAACATCCTTAACACCAGATATATAATCGCCCAAATCTATATAATTCTTATTAAAATATGCATAATCTTTTTCGTCATAGATAGAAGATACGAATCTTCTAAGCTCTACTCTCCAATTAACTTTTGGTTTATTTATTTTCTTTATCCATCTATCCATAGAAGATGAACCAGTACCTTGACTTTTTTGTGCTGCAACTTTTGTAGCTGCGTTCCAAGCAT